GATGAGGTTCTTAATGAAATCGTCTTGATCGAACTCGGTAGAACGAACAGAAAGACCGCTTTGCTGAGCAATAGCGAACTTGCTTGAGTCCATCAAATAGATTTTAGATGCAGTAACCAAAGCGTGAGGAATTACTGGAACACCAGCGATTCTTACATTTCCTTGAGCATCGATAACAACACCACCCGGTACAGAGTAATCAGATGGCTTTGTCTTCAACAAACCTGCCCAACCAGCGTGTGTAGTCAAGGCAATGTTTGGAGTCCATCCCAATGCACCTAACTGAGCGTAATAGTCGATGAACTTCTCTGCGGTGTTAGCACCAGAAGATGAACCTGCGGTAGCTGAAGCTGCAATAGCGTTCAAGTAGTAGGTGTCTTCTGCCTTTTGGAAATCTTCAATCAAAGACTGCTGAAGATATGCTTGAAGGAATGGAAGGTCATCAATCATTTGACGAGAAACCTTAGCATAACCTGCGATGAAAGACAACGCAGTATTTACTACGGTTACATCGTAATCAACTTGAGGCTTACCATTACCTTCGGTTTGCTTACCGAAAGAACCTTCACCAACTGGTGAGTTACCACGTGGGAAAGATACAGAGCCGGTAGAAACTGGGATAATGTTAAACACACTACGCAAGTGTGGGTTAACAAAAGACCTCATATATGGGTTGTCTACGTAAGATACGTAAGCAGAACCAGTGAGGTTGTTACCCAAGGTCATTGTACCTACGGCTTTCATATCAAGGTCAGCAGAGAAACCACGACCGCCATTTTTAGCGGCGTTCTTAATGTCGTTCCAACCTTTCTCGATAACATTACCAATCTCGGCTTTGATAGCGTTGATGTGGTCGTTGTAAGAAACGGCAACCTTAGATTCTGCCTTAGAAGACAACTTACCAAAAGCAGCCTTAGCTTCTTTAACTTCTTCCAATGCCTCAACAATAGCCTTGTTAGACTTGGTCATTTCTTCGTTGATTTGCTCAACCTTAGCTTCAAATTGCTTAGCGGCCTTCTCGGTCACGGCAGCAACTTCAGCCTTTTGTTCTGCCAACTTGCTCTCAAGTGCAGACTCAAATGCTTTCAATTCACTCATTTTGTTTAGAATTTATTTATGATTGTTATTAATGAACCCACTTGCACTTCTTCTTCTTTTTGCTGCGGAGGTGCTACTTCGGCTGCCTCGGTGCTACTCATCATTTCAAGTGCTTGTGCGAGTTGTTTTACTTTAATAAGACATAGGTCGATTGTTTCCTCGGTAACATCGCTATTACGAACAAACTTCTCAAATGCCTTTATTTGATTTTGTATTTCTTCTATGCTTTTAAGTTTCTTTAATCCCAAAAGTGGTGTATGCTCATTTGCTCCCCAAGCGGTCAAGGATGAACCTTCATACAACATCACCTCGTGAATCTCGTTATGGTCACTTGCCTTTTGGTCACGTAGTGTCCTAAATCCAATGCTATGCTCGTGAATTAAATCACTCTCGATCATTTTCACAAAGTCTTTACCTAAGCTATGCGTTCCTACTTGACTTACGTACTTCAACCCGTAACTATCTTCACTCAACTCCATTATCTTACCCAATGGCTTTGACGGATCGTGGTTGAGGAGGTGCTTGATGCGACCCTTACCCTCTGGTCCCCAATCTTGGATGCTACGCTTAAATGCACCTGGCATCATCATATCGCCATCGGAGTCAACCATACCGAAGGCACTAAAGTAACCGCTAACAATTCCTTGCTTTACGTCTACGTCTTTAACCTCCATATCGAGGCTTTTGTAAGAATATAACATACTTTTTTTATTGTCTATTTGTTCTAATTTACGAATCGCCCAATTTATACCTGCGTCACCACCCCAGGCATCCCACATTATCCCACCGCAGCCTTCATCATATGGGACATCTTTATTTTGCTGATGTCTTTTAAATGATGCCATACGAGCGATAGTATCACGTGATATCTTCTCACGATTTGCCAGTTGCCTTGCACGAGTCCAGCCTACGGGTGTGCCGCACGAACTTCCATTCTCCTCTTTATACTTCAATGCCCGTTTAGCATTGTTAGACGCTGCCTCCGGATAGTCGTTGTAAGTTTCCGCCTTTTCTTCATTTCCCTCCTCAGCCAAATAGGCTCGATAAGCCGCATTGGCATTGGCCTCTGAACTGTATACACACTCACCATTTTCTCCGATCCTCCATTTACCATTACTTTCGCAATATTCAACTGGCATATTATTTCATTATAATTTTCCCATTCGCATCTCTACGTGGCACGAAGGCCACCGTACATCTGCAATTAATTGTAAACCCTGCGGGAGCAGTTGGATCACCCGGGTAGGATGCACTTATCGGCCTTCCCAAGATGTCTGCGCTTGTGAATGGCTCATTGTACGCCTTCACCTGCCCATCCATATCCCAATGGTCATATCTATCCTTTGGTATGCGCCTTGTCCTACTATCTCTTGTTGCCACCCACATCTTGTCAACCACGAATGGATGCTTTTGCGCAGCAACAAATGATGCGTAGTTAGATGCCCTCATCACCTCTGTTCTCGCTATACGCATTGCCCTCATCATCGCATACTTGAGATCACTATTGGTTCGTATCGCCTCGGCTATCTCCTTCGGACTCTTGCCTTCGCCAATACTTACGTTTATGATAAGTATTAAGTGTTTCTTAGTTGTTTGCGTCATTTGACTTACAAGTAAAAAACCCCATTGTATCAAAAACGAAGTCAACTCATCAAGCCAATCATTATTTAGGTCAAAAGGGTCATACGCCTTACGACTCTCAATACCAACAGCACGATAGACCGAATTTCCAAAAATCACGGCACTCTCCCGATACAACTTACGCAAGATTGTGATTAACTTATCATCCCACGCCATAGCAGCGAGTGATGACCTTGCGGCCTCCGGCCCAATGCGTTCCACCATCTTCGCAAATTCTTCGACCTCTTTCTCAATCGCTCCCTTAAATAAAGAACTATATTTTTTATCCAACTGCCTACGCAGTCGCTCCACCTTCAGCCAATATGTTTCCCTCTGCGATGCGTTCATTCATCAACTTTTCATAGTAATAGTTACGAAGCCTCTGCATCATTTCTCGCTCCACTTTGCAACGCATCTCGCTCTCTGTCTTCGGATATAGTTTCATTACTATCATCCATACTTCCAGGTTCTTCATAACTTAAATCCATTGCTACTTGTTCAAGCACTACTAACCCTTGATTCACATAACTATGCTCATACGCTCCACCTTTAGGTTCGTAGTTCATAGCCACTCGCTTCTCATCCATTGTCAACCAGTTGGCATCACGCAAAATACGGGTCATACGCTCCATATCTTGCTGCATCTCCGGTATAGCAGTTATATCAAAGTCAATGTACACATCCTCACCATACATAGGCAACAACCACCTATTCAACTCATCCCTCAACTCCGAACAAAGAGGAATGATGGTGTTGGTCATCATATCACGCAATGCGTTTTGATAGTTGTTGTATGATGTGGTATCCGTGTCGAATAACACTTGTGGCAAACCAAACACCCTACACCATTGTTGTAGTGACATCTTGAGCGTACCCAACAACTCCATATCAACACTACTCAAACCAAAGTTCAAATAATCCCAAGGTGTTTGAAGTACCCTAATCGCTCCTTTGTTGTCTATGCCATTGAGATCATCATTGACCGCCCTCTTTATGAGATTCGCTTGTTCAATGGTAAATGTCGCTATGCTTGAACCCACTGGCCGTGGCACTATCGCCCCTTTCGCACCCCCATTGCCCGTCATCATCGCACTTGCGTTGTGGGCATTGTTGCTCATCCTTAAAGTGGAGTAGGAAGCACGGAGGGGTGATAGACCACGTAAGTGAGTTCGTGTAACATCATTAAACTCGGGATTCCAACTTTTCCAAGCACACACTTGCTCTTTAGGTATATCAATACCCATTCCCACCATTAGCTTATATCCGAGTATTCCGTAAAGATCGTTTGGGTCAGGGTAAATGTCCAAGAACTGCGTAGGAAGTACGTTAAGTTCGAGAAACTTACCGCCTTGAATTGTGGCATTGTTGCCGTATATGTTACCTTCACCGCTTAAAATTCTATATCCAAAAAGATTTTGTAAAAATTGGTCTTGCGCCTGGTACTGATTAGGTTGCTCAAGCAAACGTGCAAGAGGAGAGTTCATCACAATGTTATCGGAGTAGGCGTTCTTGCGCTCAATGAGTGCTTGTTCAAACGCACCTTTGTTCGCAAGTCCCTTCGATAATTTCTTGTAACGCAAAAGCGATGTCCTCGCTTTCTCGCCATTGTTCATCTTGTAAACATACCAAGGGATTGATGCGGCTTTCCGTGCAAGGAAACTTACGATTGCGTAGACATCGGCATTGCCAAGATAACCTTCATTAACATAACTTTCTCTTTCGTAATTTTGCAATACCGCACCATTGATCGCCCTGAGAGCATTATTGCTCACATTTTGGTAAGGGTCTAACCCCTTCTTTTTAAATATGTCTAATAAACCCATCTACTTTATATTACCCCCCACGTGAGTGAAGGGATGGTTAATTTACTATATATACCATAACGCATTGCATCCGCAATGTGATCGTTAAACTTTACTGGTTGGTCTAATTTGTTGCCGTTCCTATCCGTTTTCCAACGATAGCTTTTTAACTCCTTCAACAAATTTACACTATCTTGATGAATAGTTAGGGGTGTACCTTTTACACAACGTATTCCCTCGGTCACATCCTTATTAGCGGGTTTGGCATTAAAGCCATTTCTCACAAGTTCCTCAATGGTCTTAGGCTCTGCGGCGTCACAATAAATCTCATCGTACTTACTTAACTCCATCGCCTTTAGTCTATCAATGAGGTCATTGGTTGTTAGCTTCGCCTCATAAAGCATCTCCTTCACAAACGCTATCCCTTCCTTAAACACCACCTTCACCATTGCACTTGGTACATTGAACCCAAAGTCAAGACCATAAACCACCTCACCATCCTCGGGGAAATTCTCCGTAGTCTTATAGTGCGTATATATCAAATCTTGACTCAATCCCCTCTCGCCCAAG